CTCCCGGCCGCCGGCGGCCTCTCGCCGAAGGCGAGTGGCGTTTCGCCGGACGGCCCGGGTGAGTCGAGGCTGTATACAATCAGACGATCTTCAGCTGGCGCCAGACGCGCAGCATGGGAATTTCGTTGGCTGGCCTTGGGGACGCCATCAATTTACCCGCCTGCGCGGGTATTCTGTAGTGGATCCTGCAGGTTAGGTCCTCCGGGTCGAGCGTGATGCGTTCGGCGAGCTCGTGTAGGAAGTCCTTGAGCTGCTCCCGATCGAGGGCCTCGATGTTCTCGGCCAGGGTGTCCAGCACTTTCTCGATGTCGCGCGCGGTGACGGTCGACAAGGCAGCGCGCTCCGCGTTTTGCTTCTCCAGTTGTTCAAGCACGCGTCCGAGCGCGGCGCGCTCCGCTTCCAATTCTCCCAACCTTTCATAGAATGCCCTCGGCGCGGGCGCATCGAGTGCCGCCTGGCTCGCGCGCCGGATCCGCTCGTCCAGTTTGCGCAGTTCGGCGCGCTTGGCCTCGAGGACCTCGGCCGGCTCGTGATGAACGGCCCGGCGCTTGGCGTCGCGTACCAGGGCATCGATGAACTCTGTGGCGCGGAGATCCGCGAGGACCTTTGCTATGACGGCCCGGTCGACGTTGGCCGCGTCGATGCGACGGCCTTTCCCGGCTCGGTAGAATTTACCTCCGTCGCCGTGCCACGCCTCGCCCTGGGGCGTGATCAGCAGGCCGGTGAGCAGATAGGCAGCCTTGGTGCAGTAGCGCCCGCGCGGCTCGCCTACGCGCTCAAGGATCGCTTTGGCCTCGGCTTCCGTGATGAGGGCGGGATGCGTGTCCCGTTGGATGATCCACTCGGCTCTTGGCCGGCGCTTGCCCGTGTCATTGTGGCTGACGTTCCAGACGGTATGGCCGGCATAGGTGAGGGCGTTGCGTTCGATGCCGATCAGCGTGCCGGCCGCGGGTCGGGCGAGCCCTGCCTGGCGCGCCGCGATCGCGCGCCGCGTGCCGGTGGCGCGATCGCGGAGATATGCGGTTATCTTGGGTGCCGCGGGTCCGGGCTCGAGCTTGGACTTGGTGACTGGCTTGCCTTCGCGGAGCGTGCCGGTATCCAGATGTTTCAGTACATATCCGGACGGCGCGCGGCCGCCGGCGCGAAAGCCGCGGCGGACGTTCTCGGCCATGCCGGCAAGGCCTTTCTCGCGCGAGAGGAAGCTGTGCACCTCGTCCATGGCGTGGAGCACGGCGGGTAGGATGATGCCGGCGATGCCGCCGAGATCCGGCGTCATGGAGAAGTGGACCGCGACTCCGCGCTTTTTGCATTCGTGGCGGAAGACGTGGGCGACGTGCTGGTTGCGCGAGAGGCGCGAGGTGTCGAACATCAAGATCGCAGACCAGGCGCGCCCGGGCGCCTTGAGTTCCGCGAGCAGGCGCTGGAAAGCGGGGCGGTTATCGTCCTTGCCGGAGACGACGACGTCCGCGAATTCAGCGGAGATCGTCAGACTCTTGGCGGTCGCAAGGTTCTGCAGCTCGCGACGCTGAGCGTCGATCGAGACATCGCTGCGATCCTTCGACGACCGTAAGTACAGGGCGGCGGTGTTGTTGCTCATCGAAGAGTGGTTTCAGGAGATGCTCCGCGGACTTTAGCACGCGTTCTGTGATCGCGGGGGCGCCGGTGGATGGGAGAAGGGTGATGCGGTGAATCATCGCGGATACTCGCTCCACTCGCGGCCATCGAGCAGGCGGCCTGCAATCTTCCTTCCACAAAACGACATATGGACGCGACCGGCGAGGATGCTGGTGTCGCCAGCGCGGAGCTTGCGGTCGATCGCCCAAAGCGACGCCCAGGGCTGCCAGAGGGAGATGGCTTTCATGCCGATCGCCTCTTTCGACGCCAGCCAGGTGGGCCGTATACCGCGGCCTTGCGCGTACCGTACATGACGATGTCGCCGGCATCGAGCAGTGCGCGCAAGATCTTGGCGAAGCGCGGGAGCTGGCCGTGGGCTTTTGCGATTCCGCGGAGCACGTTCTTGTTGGTCGGCCCGCAGTCGCCGGAGACGGCGCGGATGAGGCGGGTCCGGAGGTTCATGGAAACTCCGTGAATATGTGCCGCAGAAAGCTCATTCCACACCAGCGGCACGTATCGGTGTCTTGTATATCTTCGAAGGGCCGGTCGTGATTGCCCTTGCAATGGAGGGCGGTTTTCGATTGCTCGGGATGCTGGATCCAGAGCCGGCCCTCCGCGATTGCCTCGCTTTCGGTTATCGATTCGGCATGTGGGGTGCGGTCGCCGCGATCCCAAGCCTCAACATGGTCTTCGCATTCACTGCAGATGCCCTTGCCTGCGGCGTGGTCGACGCGCAGCCACCAGCAACCTTCCGCGCAGGCGTGGTTATCGTCGCAGCCGCAGCCGATGCAGATCGCGAGATTCATCGACTGTCACCGGATCCACGCATCACTCCGCGCTTGGCGCGATCGGTCAGCTTGTCCATATTTCCCTGCACCACTTCTTCCAGCGTGATGCCGAAGGCCAGAGCGATCGCGGTCAGGTAATACAGAACATCGCCGAGTTCGCGGCAGAGCGCATCCTTGTCCAGCACGCCGTCGCGCACGTATTTCTTCAGCTTTTCGCAGACCTCCCCGGTTTCGCCGGGCAGGCCCGTGGAACAGATATAGAGGTCGCGCAGATTGCGCGCCAGTAATTCGTCAGCACCTAACCAGGCCGCGAGCACGAATTGTTCATAACGTTGGAGTTGAGTCGTCACGCGTACGCTTTCGTCAGCCGGTGATCCACGGAATGGCCGCGCCGGCGGATTAGGTTCGCCAGCAGCGTCCGATCGTGGTGACTGTGCGAGGCCTGGCGGAAGAGGCCGAAATAGCTGTTCGCGGCCACATACAGATCCTCGGCCGGCATGGTGGCCATGCGCTCGAGGGCGGCACGGACGGTGCGCGGGCGGATCGTGCGGCGCCAGGGCTTGATCAGGTGGCCGACGAAGTCGATCCCGCGCTCGATGGGCTGCAGGATCGTCTTGGCGGGGTTGAGCCGTACGCCGAGGCGCTCTGGCAGGAAGGCCTCGATCTCCTCGCGCCAGGCGTCGAGCTGTTGCGCCGATTCGTGGAGCAGTATGAAGTCGTCGACGTAGCGGACGTAGTGCCGCACGCGCATGCGATGCTTGACGTGCTGGTCCAGCGGATCGAGCAGTACGTTGGCGAAGAACTGGCTGCTCAGGTTGCCGATCGGCAGGCCGCGATCGGCCGGTTGGTTGAGCAGGCTCTTGTGCGGCGGCACGAGGGCCAGGCGTTCGGGCGGGCTCTGCAGGTCGACGTCGGTGCGCGGATCGTGGAAGAGGATGCGCTCGGCCAGGTCCATCAGCTCCGGCTCGCGGATGCGCGCAGCGAGCAGATCGCGGAGCCGGTGCTTGTCGATGCTGACGAAGAAGTTCGCGAGGTCGCATTTTAGGTAGTACGCGGGATGCTTCCAGTTCCGCGTGATCGAGCGGACCTTCGCCTCGAGGCGGCGCGCCGCGTAGAGCTTTCCCCGGCCGGGGATGCAGGCGCAGCTGTCGACGATGAAGGCGCGCTCGAAGCGCTCGGCGACGGCGAGGTAGAGCAGATGGTGGCCCACGCGATCGCGGAAAGGGGCAGCCCATACTTCGCGCGGCTTGGGCCGGGTGATGACGAAGCACACCGAGCGCCCCGGCGCATAGGTGCCCTCCGCGAAGGCATTGCGGAGTTCGGCGAGATTCTGCTCGAGACGGGCCTCGAAAGCGAGAGCGCTCGCGGTGTTGCGCTTGTTCCGCCTGCAGGCGAGCCAGGCCTCGAGCACGCGCGCGTAAGAAAAAACCGCATCGTTTCGATCTGCGGACCGCGCAACCCCGGTAGCTGTTGTCCTTGTGCCAGTTGTTCTGGTTGCCGTTGTTGAAGTTCTGGTACCAGGCGTAGTCGGAGTCGTTGGCGTACTGCTGCGGTCATTCGCGCTATCTACGTCGCCCTGCCGAAGGCCGGAGCCGATCAGCGGGGAGACTGCGCCGGACGCATCCCGGCCGCTGAAGAGATCCAGCTGGCCGGAGGTATCCGCGGTGCGCATGTCGGTGAGCTCCGCGGGTGCGAAGCTCAGCGGCGCGACCAGATTGAAATTCGCACGGGCGCGGCCGCCGTGGCGGTCACGCAGCAGGCGACGGTGCGGGTGCAAAATGGTTCCTTAAAGCGATGGTCTGTTTGCCGATCGAGGCGGTGAGCGGCAGCGATTCCGCGAATCTAGCGTTAGGAAGGCGGTCGATGTCCCGCAGGACGCGCAGGATCACCTGCGTAATCTCCAGCTGATCGAGCAGCTCCTCGAAGTAGGGGAGCTTGGCATGGTCCCTGGCGATGTTCGCTTTGCGCACGATCACCGCCATCCATAACGATTCATCCACCAGCCGCTCGCCATAGATCTTTTTCACATCGCGGCGCAAGTTGACTACCGCGCGAGCAACGAATTTTTGAAAATCAATGACCGTGCGGTAGAGCTCGGTGTCGCTGTGCAGCCCCATGGAAATTATCGAATCAGCGAATTGTCAAATGGGGACTCTGCGGACCGCGCAACCCCGGGAGCTGTTGTCCTTGCGCCAGGTGCCCTGGTCGCCGTAGCCGAAGTACTGGGACCAGGCGAAGCCGGAGTCGTTGGCGTACTGCTCGCAGGACCAATAGTAGGCATCCTCGAATTGCCCGGGTTTCGCGTTGGCCCACTGCACCCGCATCTCTTTGCGGGTGGGCATGGTGAAGTCCTTGTGGCCGTCGATGATCAGTCCCTTGGGATATTCCTGCATCTCCGCGAAAGTGGTGCCCTGGTGATGATGTTTTTTCTCCGCGCTGATCAGTAGATAGTCTGGCTTGCCGTCCTGGCCGGCCATGATCCCGTGCAGGATCCCGCCCTGACCGGGCCAGTAATTGCCGAGTGTGGGTATAGCGATGGTGGTCAGACCCGGCGTCGCGATGAGTCTGGTTGGTTTGTTCGCGCGGACGGAACTCCGCGCGCGTTTGGTTGGGCGCTTGCGCGCCGGCGTCTTGCGTGATTTCTTCATCGGAACACCTCCCTCAATGAATGAATGGGCGAATGGTTAAATTTTGAATCTGCGGACCGCGCAACCCCGGCAGCTGGTGTCCTTGTGCCAGTTGTCCTGGGTGCCGTTGCTGAAGTCCTGGTACCAGGCGGAGACGGAGGCGTTGGCGTACTGCGTGGAAGTCCAGTACACGACTTCATCCTCGAAACATTCCGCTCCGCCGCTCCTGAAGATCTCGACCGCGGTCTGCGCGGGATCGTCCGCGGTATAGGGCTGCGTGGGCGGGATCGCGTGGAGATTGATGCCGCTGCGCATATACATATAGTTCTTCGTCGTGCCGGGCTTGGCGGCGCGGTAGCCGATCTCGATCTCGTCGAGCGCGGGCAGGTACCAGTCGTCTTTGCCCTCGATGCGCAGGGCGAGAATCCGCCTGGCGAGCTCGCTGTCCGCCTCGGCCATGGCGAGGGTATTAGCGCGGCCGTCCACGAAACTGAGCGCGCCGGCGACTTGGTTGCGCGGACCCCATGTCACGTCCGCGAAGTCGCCGAGGGCCTTGGGCGCCTTGACTAGGCCGTAAGGGCCGTCGGGCAGCAGGATCTTGCCGATATAGAAGCCGCCCTCCATAGGGGTGCCGATGGCGGGGAGTGCGAGTGCAGTTTCATCTTTCATGAATCTCTCCTTGAATTGAAACGGTTATAAAAATGCTCCGTCGGCCAGTGCCGCGATGAGGCTCCAGATCCGGCTGCTCTGGCCACGCTCGATTAGGGCCCGTGGTGTCCAGCCCTCGAGATGTTTTTGCGGGTTCCAGATCCACTCGATCACCTGGTCGCGCGTGTAGAGGAACTGCAACTTGTCGGCGAGCGCGGCGATGGATTCCTCGGGCAGCGGATCCCTGACCCATACGAAGATCAGGCGCTCGCCGGCGACGTGGACCGCGCCGTCGATCTCCGCGCCTTCGTACCGTTTGGGATCGGCGATATCGCGGAGCTCCTGGTGGAAGCCGTTGCAACAACGGCGTGCGCAGAATTCCGAGAGCCAGTTGTGGCGGCCGGCGATGCACTTCACGATCCGAACCTCGCCTTTCGCCAGGCTTCCATCGCATCCGCGAAGCGCCAGGCCGCCTTGATCTTGGCGTCCTCGTGATGGCCATCGAGGACCGCTTTGGCCGCCCAATCGCGGACGAGCTTCGGCGCGAGCATGTCCTTTGCGCGCAGCACGAAAATCGGCTCGTCGTCGGCCGCGCGGTTCAGGCAGGAGTTGGGGTCGGCGATCTCGTCTCGCTTGATGGCCATGGGCGCTCCTTATTCAGAGGATCAGCCGCGCCGGGATCGCGGCGATTGCGGGGGTCGCCGCGCGACACTCGAGTAGCTCCGCCTCGAACTGCGTCTGATCCTGCTCGGGGCCGATGGCGACGCGCGTGATGTAGCAGTGCAGCGATATCCCGGTGTCGGTATGGCCTTCCCAAATGCGGGCGGGGACGATGCCACCGCCGGGAAGCTGGAGCTCGACGATCTTGCTGGTGCTCTCAAGCGTGACTTTCATGTTTCCTTCCTTTCTTTTTCAGGGTGCGATAGTGGTGGAAGCCGAATCGCGCCCAGGCCTCGCGATCGATCGGCAGGGGCGTGACGCGGCCGGTGGCGGCATTGATGAACGCGCCGTGCCAGCCGGTCTTGCCGTGGCGGAGGAGCTGCCACAGGAGCTGCAGGGCCTGGGTGACGACGAGCTGGTTGATGAACAGCTCCTGGCGCTGCAGCGCCTCCGCGAGGCTGCAGCTCGGGGTGTTGTCTTCCTTGATCCGCGAGTTGCGGATCTCGGGGAAGAGCTCCGTGACGATGGGCAGGCGGTCGCGATTTTGGCGATAGCGTTTGCTGCCGGCGGGCTGGCCGAGGACCATCTGGCCGTCCGCGGCGCGATTGCCGAGATCGAGCCAATAGCAGGGATGCTGGCCGAGCTCCTCGACGCAGTAACGGATCTGCTCCCGGGCGACGCGGGTATCGACGCACGAGATCACGATGTGGGTGCGCGCATGCCATTGGCGCGTGCCGAACCTGGAGGGCTCCGCGTACCAGGCGATGCCGAAGAAGCTGTTGAGCCGATGGACGAGGACCGTGGCCTTGTTCTCGTAGAGCAGCACCTTGCCGACCGACTCCACAATGCGGCGCCAGTCGGCTTTTGACATGGCCACGTCGTAGAGGTCGAAGACGATAGAGACCCCGTCGCG